GTTGAGGGTTTGCGTTGAGGTTTTTCTTCCTCAATCGATTCAGATTCCCCAAAATATTCTGGGAAGCGTTTCTGCATCGTATCATCAATACGACGGTAATAAATGTCAGAAGAGGGATCAATGCCGCTTCTAACAAGTTTTTCATGCAACCCTAAAGCTAACGAAGTCATTTCTTCGTCTTTGCCAAACCATTGGTTTTTTTGCTGCCAAGCCTGGGCTTTAGCATCGGGCATTGGAGCCTTGGGCTGTAGTAATTTTGCTTGCTCTAAATCTACACCATTTTCAGAGTTTTGTAAAGTATATTGTGGCTTCATTCCCTGAGCTTGGCCTAATTTATACTGAGCTTCGTTCATCTTAGTTTGAGCGGCTACAAGTTTATCGCTATCACCCGCATCATAAGCTTCACGATAATCTCTTTGAGCAATCATTAAGTCCGTCTCATATTTTTCTTTGAGAGTCTTTAAATAGTCTTCTTCACCCGTAGAAAGCGTTTTTTTAAGCTTCTTGTTTTCATCAATAATACCTTGAGCAATTCTTAAAGCTTCTGAACGTTCTCTATCGATAGATTCTTTAGCGCGTCTTTCGTCATGCCACGCTTTTTTAAGTTGAGCCATTCTTTGTTTGACCCTATCTGAATATTCAGACAAGTCATCTTCATCTAGCTCTTGTTTAATTTTATCGGGCAGAGGTTCTCTATTTCTGTCTTGCGGAGGAGTATCATCTTCCTCTTCAATCTCAAAATCTAATTCCTCTTGTTTAGGCTTGGTTTTTTTCTTAGGTTTTTCTTCAATTTCAACCTCGCCTTTTTCTGTTTCGTTTTCTTGAAGCTCTACCTCTTGACTTTCGTCATCATCCTTGAGCTCATCAGGCATTTCATTTATAATCTCTGCCATGCTTTTCTCCTTATGCGCGTTCGTAGCCACGTGGGTCATCGACCACTGCTTCTACGGTATCGTCGTTAATAATGCGAAACTCTTTACCATGAATTTTGATTCGAGTTCCAGAATATGCTCTAGTAATAACGAAGTCTCCTTCTTTACACCAGGGGCCTGTTGGGAATCTGTCTTCATCTTTATAAGCCATATCACCCAATTTAATTACAAACAAAACAACAGTTGAATGTTCTTCTATGTTTTTAGTTTTGTCTGATTTAAGTATTCCACTTTGGTACTTTTCATCTACGACAGGAACCGCACATAAAATGCGATAGCCTTTGACTTCAGGTAATTGAGTGGGTTTTTGTTCTTCTGCAGGAGCTTCCTCCTTTTTACTGCTGATTGGTTTGCCATCAAGCGTGACAATATCTTTTTTAAGTGTTGCGATTTCACTCATCGTCCCCGTCCTCCATTTGATTTCTTGCTAAAGCTGCAATTAGCCCTTGAGCAACATGGAAACCTTGGATAACACCACAAGCGTGTTGGTAATGTGCAAAATCCTTAGCCCTTCCTATACATAAATCTTCTTTCATGCGTTCTTCTTCCTCACCCAATTGTCGGGCAAGTACTTTTAACGATTCATCCATCTAAGTTCCTTTCGTTTATTGTTGCGGCTTTTGCCGAGTTTTTGCTGCTACTGCTTGTGCTCCAAGTTTTGTTCCTTCTATAAACTCTTTAGCATCAAGTTCTCGTTTTTGATTCACTGCATCAGCGCCAATTTTAGCTCCTGCAATTCTTTCTTGTGAATCAATTTTAAGTTTTTCAAGTTCGAGTTTAGCTTGTTCCAATGCAGTGTCTGCTTGCATTTTTTGAGCTTTTGCTTGAGCTTCCATTTGTCTAATTTGTAATTCTTGTTGTTGCATTTGAATAAGTGGGTCTTCTTCTTGTTTTTGAATTTGTTGTTGTTTAGCCTCCGCAGTATCTTTCTGTAGTAACTGTTGAGCAGCTCTTGCAACAAGTCTAGACAATTCAACTTCAGTATCTTCTGGTAATACTTCATCAGGTTTAGGTAGTGGTGCGCCTAATTGTTCTTCTAGTTGTTTTCTGTATTCAAATGCTAAATGTTCTGCAATATGTGCTTCCATAGTTGCTTGTACTACACCTGCATTCGGGCTTTGTCCAACTAATTCTCTAATCTTAGGATCTTGAGCAAACGCCATATGAGTTGTAATGTGTGCTTCATGATCTTGATAGATAAATGCTTTGACAGGTTTGCTAGTAAGTATATGCATATTTTCTGATACTGGATCAGATGCTTTCATGTCTTCTTTGTTAGGTATAAGCTTCGAAATATTTTTTACTCCCAACACTTCCAACATTTGGCGATTAAGTTCAACCATGTCATAAATATCTGGATTTTGTTGAGCTAATTGCATAACAGCTTGATATTGAACAACTTTCTGAGACATTGTTGCTGCATTTGGATCAGATACAGGTATAACTTCAACTAAATCGTAGTCTTCACGTTTAGCGTTTCTAGTTCCTGTTGCTGGCTCGTATGAATAGTCTGCAGGCGTGTAGTCTTTTATTATAGTTTTAAGCAACCGAAACTCTTGCTTCATGGCATAATGGATTCGACTTTGCACTGCAGACATAACTTTTAATGTACGCTCTAAAATAGCCAGTGTGGTTCCTACTGGAGATTGAGAGGACATGTCTGAAACTTTTAAATCGGCTGCTGAAGCGAAGCGTCTACCTTCTTCAACAATCTGATTCATTAGTGAATTAAGAACTTGTGAAGGCTCTTTATAAGGTAAGGGTAAAATGTTATCCCTAATTGTTCCTGATGGCACATCAACATCTCTAAACTCTGCCGGTGAAATTGGTGTATCATCACCTTTAATTCTTAAACCTCGAGTTTTAAATCCGCCTGGAAGATTAGATAATGTCCCTGCGTCAACTAGCTGCCTTAATATCATGGTGCCTGATTTTGCAAATGCACCAATCAAATGAATCAAACCAAAACAATAAAAACCAAATCCTGGCACATAACCATAATGCACAAAGTGTTGACGTTTTTGTTTGGTGTCATCATCGGGGTTCCAGTTACGTCTAATAGATAAAATAGTTGATGTAGATTTTTCAATAGTAACTACATAAGGTAATGCAATACCTGTAGGTTTACCATCATCTTCATCTTCATATCCTTCTAAATCAAGGTCAACATGCATTTCTAATAGTTTCCAACGACTATCTGTTGTTGCGCTGAATCCCATCTTCTCTGCAATTTTTTTCTCAACTTCATCTAAGTCATAAGTAGGTTCGCCTAAATCAATATCTTTATAAAACCCTGCGACTTGTAGTTTGCGTAATTCGTTTTGTGTCTTACGCATAACATGAGTGACACGCTCTGCGGATTCCAAGTCTGAAGCACCGTATGGCACTACGATGTCTTCAGCTGGAACGTACATAGAGATTTGTCGCTCTAAACTTGGATCATAATAAACTTTCTTAAATGCATTACCTGCTAAACCTAAACCCCATAACATTCTTTCATGTTCAGGTCTATACTCAACCATACGTTCAGTAAGTTGATAGTTCATATTTTCTTGTACACGAGCAGACGCTTCTTGATTTTCTTTTGTTTCTTTACCGATAATTTTAGTTTTAACAGGACCGGATGCTGGGAAAGTTTCAGTCATTGTCTCTGCTTGGAATTTGACAAGAGCTTCTGTCATTAATGGATGGTATACATTGCACGCACCTTCCCACGGTTCAGATCTGTCTTCTAATTTAAGACCTAATAATTCTAGACCATCAACATAAGTATCTAACCAATCTTTACGAGAACTTAAGTCGCCTTCATAATCCTCTATTAATTCACTTGCTAAATTTTCAAGGAGGGACTCATCCATCTCTTCAGCTAAGTTAGCATTGAATTCATCATCTTCCATACGGTCTGGGTCAATTTCAATTTCCATACCACCAGCTCGAATAGTGACTTCTTCTGGGTCTTCTATTTCAATTTCTAAATCAGGCTCCATACTAGCTAACTCTTCCATTCCAACCGGAGCAGCATACAGTCCTTTATCTATATTATTATCTTGTGCCATAATGTTTTCCTATAATGCGTACAGTCTTTTTTGTCCTGAACTTTTAAAATATTGAATATCATCTTCTTCATCAGAAGGTAATCTAATGAATCCGCCTTGTCTAAATCTAATTAATGCTAGTGTGGTTGCGTCAACTAAGTCGTCATTTGCACCTGATGGAAAGTCATTACATTCTTCAATAACTTCACGTGCCCATCTATGGTCTGGTGCCCATACAATTCCCGAACTGAATAAATCAGATACTGCATTGACTCGACTAATTTTATCTTGTCCTTTACCAGGTGTAAATTCTCCTACGGGTATACCCATCCTTCTAAACTCTTGATAAAGTGCAGCCCCATTAGATTTTTTCTCTACAATAAATGCATCGGGTTCCCAATCTTTATATTCTTCTATGCAAAGTTGCTTTAACTCTGGGAATTCTAATCTGCGTTTTATTGCATTAAGTAGTATTATATTATAATTATCTGTTTCTTCGTTAAGAAATACGCCCCACGTAGTTAATGCATTGTAGTCTGCGCGATTATTGGCTTCCTGAGCAGCGTCTAACGTCATTATAATAAACTCACAAGTAGGTGGATTCTCTTCTTCCCATATATTCCACCATTCTCTTTTTATTAAAGCGCCTTCCTCGGATACAGGGTTTTGCATATACTGAGCATTCCAGTAGCGTATGTCAATCGCTGCGCGTCGAGATTGTAATTCTTTTATATCCCAAAACTCAGGCCATAATGATACTTCTTCTCCATTTTTCTCTAAAATCGCTGGAAATTCAACAACTTCCCAGTCATCTACGTCTTCATTTTTTACCATTTGATTAACAATTTGACCAGTTAAATCAAGTTTAGACCACCGAGTCATCACAACTATAATCGCTCCGCCCGGCATAAGTCGTTGTAAAGGACCAGATTGGAACCACTCCCAAGCTGGTAGAAACACGTCTGCTTTTCCAAGTTTGGCATCTTGCTCTGAATGGGGGTCATCAATAATAAACAAGTCAGCACCACGACCGGCGAGAGCGCCACCGACACCAATAGCAAAGTATTCCCCATTATAGTTTGTACCCCAGCGAGAAGCAGATTTACTATCGGCTTGCAGCTCAACTTTAGGGAAAATATCTTTGTACGCGTCGGAGCCCACCAAGTTTCTAACACGTCGACCAAAATTAACAGCCAAATCAGCAGTGTGTGAAGCCATAATAACTTTTTTTGCTGGGTGTTTGCCCAAAAACCAAGCAGGAGCGAGGTAAGAGATAAGCTCCGACTTCCCGTGTCGCGGAGCAATATTAACAATAACTCTTTTTCTTTTGCCTTCTGCAATTTCTTCAAATAATTTAGCCAATTTCGCATGGTGTGCCCCTACTTTATAGTCAGGATAAACATGTTTAATAAATTCAAGGAAAGTTTTACCTCCTGCTTCCTTAACAAGCTCTGCTTTGTACTTAGTTAATAGGTCTAAGTTGCGTCGGCGCTCAGTTTCAGACATGTGTGGTAACGCCTGCTCGAGTAGGCTCAGATCTTTAGCGCTAATCATCGTCTTCCTCTTCGAGAATCTCGTGTTCTCCCTCAATGACCTTGCCTTTTAGCTCTTCAATTGTTTTTAATAGCTCTTCTTCTAGCTCTTTACCAGATTTTGTTACGTGAGTAATCTCTGTTTTCTTCTTAAATGCATCAACGCCGTCAATTTCACCAATTAAGCGTAGGGCTGATAGCTTATCTTTGACAGAGTCGGCTGCTTCGTGCGCTCGAACAGCATTATTAATTATATAATTTTTGTATTCTGCAAGTTCTTCGACTAGGACACAGTTAGTTTGAGCAACTAAGCCTGCTAAAAACGCCATGGTTTCATTAGGATAGGTGCCAAATTCAGGTTTGAGCTTTTTGTTTGTCATGACTTCGCGTGCAAGGACGCCCGCTTGTTCTTGGTGTTCCCGACTGGGGGAAATATCGTCATTATTTAAGTCAGCGATTGTTTTAATTGTGTTGCTTCGGACTTCTATTTCTTTCTCTAACGTTGTCTCGGGGACAGCTTCTTTTTGAGACCTAGGAATAGGCACGTCTTCTTCGATAGCAGGCATGATAACCGCAGCCTCAAATAAGTCAGACTCTTCGCTTGGCGATAATTTAGGTATTTTTAGTTTGCTCACGTGTCGCTGATCCACAGTTGATTAAAATTTATGCAGCTTTTGCGACAAAGTATAACCGAATCTTATTTAAGAAACAAGGTTTATGCAGTGTATTGCCAGAAGACTAGCGATAATTAAGAGTTCAAATAAATTCATAGGCGTATTTTAATTAGTTTTTTAAGGCCCTGTGGTAGTGATAATCATTCTCATTTGTTTTTACAAGAAAGTTTCAAATTTTTTTGCGAAATATTTTTTTCAAATGGCTTTTCTTTTGATACCGGGGGTACTTTACATATAAGGGGGGTGGGGGGTCAAACTTCGAGTTTTGTTCTGGTCATTTATACAAATTAATATGTATATATAAATTATTTCCTTATTACAAAATTTTTGGGGGTGCCACTGGGGTGGGGTTCGATCCAGATCCAGATCCAGATCTAGATCCGATCGGATCTGGGGGATCGCGACGCTCCAAACCCCGCGTCTAGCAAGGGATTCGGAGGTATTGACATATATGTAAAGTTACTCCATAGTTAAAGCGTAATACATTTTTAACAACACGGAGATAGACATGGAAACAATTACAAAAAGAAAAGTACTACAAGGTTTACCTAACGGAGCAGATGCTCTAATGGTATTCCGAGGTCAAGAGGTCGGCGTGGTATTGGCAACTTGGAAGGAAGAGTATGTAACCTGGATCTTCTACGATGATAATCTAGTTAGTACTACGCATGGTAACTACCACTTGTGGAGAGACACTTCAGAGCCCGAAGCCTTTGAAAATGCAAAGGCTGACTTTCTTAAACGCGTAACAAGATACATCTAATCGAGGACTGGGGGCGCAAGCCCCCTTTAAACATTATGAATGACTACACTACAACCAAGATCAAGCGCCGTTACATTGTAACCATTGAACTCGATGTGGCAACCGAGGAATTGGATGACTATGTTGAATCGCGAATTGATGAAACGATTGAGAATGAGATCTTATATTTTAATGAGGATCTTGCAAGAGGATCAATCGGTGACGTATTAAGAGAATACGATATTAATAACTTTGAGATCGA